CTATGATTTGGGTTACAAACAAAGACGGAAAAGAACAGTATGTCAAGAATCCATTTTGGGAAAGACGAGAAAAAGCAAGGACAAACTACATTTTAGTGTGCGACAGGATACAACTCACACCGACAAGTCGTGCAAAGATAGGAAAAGCGAGGGCAGACAGTATGACGGAAAAAGAGGACGACTTCTTCTAGGGTGGAGGTAACTTATGGGCGCAACTGCTTTTGATGTTAATTATCCGACACATAAGTACGCCTTAGATTTGGTTGCTAGAAGAATTACGGCTGGCAAAAAAGAAATCCAAGCAGCCAAGATACACATTAAAAACTTAGAGAGACAAGGAAAGAATTATGATTTCGTTTTCGACCACACAAAGGCTGATAGATTCTTTAAGTTTTATGAGATGTGTTTTGACGTAGAACGCAACGAGTATTTTAAGTTACTACCTCATCACTATTTTGATTTTGGATTGCAGTTCGGCTGGGTTCATAAAGAAACAGGGAACTATAAACATACTAGGTGTTACAAACAACAGAGTCGTGGAAACTGCAAGACGACCGAATGCGCAATCAAGGCGCCGTACAAACTAATTGGCGAGCGAAAATACAAACCGTTCGATGTTGATAATTACCAAACTGTTCACAACGCTAGGATTTATCTGATGGCTGTAGACAAGACGCAGGTTGAAGAATTGCGTGAACCTATTATGTCTATTGCTAAACATTCGCCTAAATTAAAGCCTTACATCAACGCTAGAAGTACGTACATCCGAGGAGCGAAGTTCGGTGGTCAGATAGTAGTCATGTCTAAAGACTTGCGCAATAAACAGGGTGCTAAGCCTGACTACGCGATAGTCGATGAGTTATCGTCACACATTGACGGTAAGAGATTATCTGCTTTAGAAAAGGGTTTCGGTAAGAAAGAACAAGCACAATTAGACATCATAACAACAGCCGGAGACATGCTTGAGACAAACCCAGCGAAAGTAGAATACGACTACGCAAAAAGAGTATTGAACGGTGATGTTAGAGACGAGCGATATCTGGCAATTATAAGGGAACAAGATGAAGACGATGACGTAAGCGACACGAAGTTATGGGCGAAAAGTAACCCGATGTTAAGATATTTAGGAAAAGAGAAGTACGCGTCTACGTTATTTGAGGCGATTCAGAATGAATACCGCAGAGCATTTGAGAACAACGACTTAGAGGCTCAAAGACAATTTAAAATCTACAGAATGAACTTGTGGCAAGAAGGTGCCGTAAATAGTTACTTAAAGAGCCATGAGATAAAACTGTTTGAAGAATGCAAGGTTAGTAAAGAAGAGTTTAATAGACTTGTAAGAGACAAATCATGCATAGCCGGGCTAGATTTTTCAATAAGACGTGCTGATTTAACTGCTGTTGGGTTTGTTTGGCAATTAGATGACGGAAGATTTGCTATTGACGGTTTTGGATATATGCCGGTGATATCTATGATAAAAAAAGAAACCGTTGACAGAGTTCCGTACAGTGATTGGGCTAAAGCCGGGTGGTTAGAAACAACTCATTATCCTATGCCGAACAGCGAAGAGTTCGCAAACATAATATGCAAACGAATAAAAGAACGTTCTTGCACAATCAAGGAAATTACTTATGACTCATTTCATGCATATGACGCTGTTACAGGCTTTATTGATGGTAAGTTTGACACATTAGGTGCTGGTACCTTCAGCGAAAGCAACGTGATTGAGGTTCCACAGAATGTTAGAACGCTACATATACCGACAATAAAATTACGAGACGAGATTATACAGAAAAATATTGTATGGAATGGAAACCCATTACTTAAATGGTGTTTTGTTAATGCTTACGAGTTTAAAACACAGACCGGAGATTTAATTAAGGTTATGAAAGAGAACAAGACGAGCAACAAGAGAATCGACTTACTCGCAGCGATAATAAACGCATTTGTTAGATGGGAGAGTTTGAAAATTGATACTTGGGTAGACAGAATGGCTACCGCTGTTGATTTCTTCTAGGAGGGTGATTTTGAAAATATTCGGTTTAAATATAACACGGAATAAAAAGATTAAAAACTTCGTTCACACTCCGGAAAACACGATAGAAAACTATACAATCGATTTCCTAAACGGTTTAAATGATGGCAGAGACCGTCAAATGAAGATTGCTGTTGTCTTCAGGTGTATAGATTTCTTGAGCGATACGATTTCGATGTTGCCCTTTTTCGTTATAGACGACATAACGCACATAAATCCTGAAGACAGATACTCAAGGCAGATTGAATATTTGTTAAATTGTCGTCCAAACAGAAATATGACTCCGTCTACGTTTTTCAAGATTATTGAAAAAGACAGGTTATCAACTGGAAATGGGTTTGCAGAAATCAAGTGGGCTGACAACGGACTTCCTCTTGCTTATAACTATCTGCACCCTAGGAACGTCTTAGTAAAACAGGAAGATGACGGCGAGGTCTTGTATGACGTAACAGACCCGAAAACAGGTGATGTACGTACTTTACTTTGCGACGAAATCCTACATTTCAAAGGAATAAGCGATGATGGAATCATCGGAAAATCTGTATTAAGTTACGCGAGAGAAACAATCGCTGGAATGGAGTTTCAAGAAAAGTTCTTCAAAACATTCTACGAATCAGGCGGCAGACCTAGCGGAGTACTATCATTTGACACTGACTTATCAACACTTGCAATTAAACGAAACAAGGACGATATACACGGAATTGAATTACGGAACGTTCTGCGAGATTCGTTTCAAAAACAAGTTGGCGGTTCAAATAATGCCGGTAAGGTTGCTATTACCGACCTGGGTTCTAAATATACAGCAATACAACCGATAACTCAAAAAGACATGGCTTTTGTTGAGAGCAAGGAACTTAGTATTGCTGACATTGCAAGATTCTTCGGAGTGCCGCTCTACAAGTTATTTACCGGAAAGGAAAGTTACCAAAGCAACGAGCAAAATAATATTGCTTTTGTAACAGATAAACTAAATCCGATTGTAACAGGGTATGAACAAGAGCTGACATACAAACTATTCATTCCGGAGCGGCAACGTGCTGGAATTTCGATTAAGGCGAATCTAAATGTGTTACTTCGAGGTGACATTGAGGCAAGGTCAAAATTCTACGAAAGAATGAGAAACGTCGGCGCGATGAGTGTCAACGATATTCGCCGCAAAGAAGATATGGGAGACGTTGCTGGAGGTGACGTAAGGCTTGTGTCGTGGAACTACGCTCCGTTAGACCGTTTTGAGGAAATGAGCGAGAACCGAAATTCTGCGCGGCAAAGACCAACGGAGGGTTAAAAATGGAATGCAAACATAAGAAAGTCTACAGCACGCACGACAGGCTAGACGCACAGTTTCATTGGATATGTAAAACATGCGGAGAACGCGGAATTGACCATGGTGAGTTCTTAAATGAAGACGAGTACATCGATTTAGTTCAGAAGTTTCATCCGATTGATTTAACAAATCCATATCATAAGTCTAAAGGAGTTAAAAAATGAAGATATTCAAATTTTTAAACATCGCAAAAGATGAGCAAGGAATCGACGTTTATTTAAACGGCGAAATTATAAATAACGATTTAAACGAATTGTATGAGTATTTCGGAATAGAGGGTTCTTGTCCTAATAAGTTCGAGGAAGAACTTAAAAATGCAAACGGTAAACCTCTAACAATTCACATTAATTCGATTGGTGGAGATTTGTTTGCTGGAATGGCTATGTATTCTGCAATTAAGAACTACAAAGGCAGAACTACCGCAATCGTTGACAGCGTTTGTGCTAGTGCTGCTACATTGCCGATGGTCGCTTGCAAAAGAATAATAATGCAAGTACCTAGTGTAATGATGATTCACGAAGCCAGTATGTTGACAGGAGGCAGTAAGACGACACTAAAAAAAGATATTTCAACTTTAGAAAGCTTAGATAACTCGATAGCGAATGCTTACGAGGTTAGAACAGGATTAAGTCGCGATAAATTATTAGAAATGATGAAAGCCGAGACATGGCTAGACAGCAAGAAAGCGAAAGAACTTGGCTTTATAGACGAAATCAACAAAGGCGTTGATGTCCCGGACAGTGTGATTAGGAACATTATCGACAACAACAAAAAGTTAGTTGCTTGTTTACGTGGTTTTGAACAACCGGAATCAAAAGTGCCCGATAAGGAGAACACTTTGGAGAACGGCTCAAAAATATATAACGGCAAATTTAGTAGTGTTCAGGAACTAGAAAAGGCTTACGCCAATTTGGAAAGCGAATACACGAAAAAATGCCAAAAATTAGCGGAGGTAAAGCCCGCTAAAAATGTTGAAACATCCACAAAAGATACTGGTGCAGACGAGACTGAAGATGAAACAAGAATCAGGTTTGAGTTTGCAAAAGTCAAAAACATTCTTCAAAAAGGAAAAAAAGAAACATGCTAGTAAGCGCAAAAATCAGACAGGAGATTACAAATTTATCGACACGCGGTGAAGAACTTCAATGCAAAGAGAAAATGAGTAACGAAGAAATCGCCGAAATGAAAGTGATAGTAAACAGATTGAAAGAACTTGAGATAGAATTACAAAATGCAGAAACGATAGAAGCAGCAAAACGCGCAGTAACAGCAACAGCACAGGCGACAAAACCAGCGATTGCTAGGAGTATAGGTGAACACTTTAAGAACGCCGCTGCCGAACAAGTAAAACAACGCGGACAACGCTATACAATTCAGGTACAGGAGGAGTTTAAAAACACTCATCTTACGACAGGCACCCCAAGTCCGGCTGGAACATTCGACCCGGCACTTGGCACTGTTGATAAAACAATTGTACAGCAATACAACGAGCCTACGATTTACGACTTGTTTAGTCAAGGCACAATGAGCGGTCAGTCAATTACTTATTTCGTACAGACAGGCGTAAAAGTTCGTAAAGGAACCACAGCCGAGGGCGCAGTAAAGAATCAGAGAACGTACACTTACACATCACGTACAGACAATTTGAGCAAGGTAACAGGATTTATCAAGTTATCCGAAGAAATGATGGAAGACTTAGACTTTGTTGTAAGTGACATTAATAACCGACTTGTTGTTGATGTTGACCTTGATAAACAGTCGCAACTCATCAGCGGTGACGGTACTGGAACTAACTTACAAGGACTTCTGAACAGGACAGGTATTCAGACTGAGACAGCCGCGAATGCTGCTGACAATGCTGACGCACTTTACCGCGCTATCACTAAGATTCAGACAGCGACAGGAAGACGTGCAGATGCTATCGTGCTTCACCCTATGGACTATCAGAAATTACGCCTCATGAAAGATGCTAACGGACAGTACATGGGCGGAGGATTTTTCCAAGGTCAGTATGGTGCAGGCGTAAATGCTATAGACCAGCCTATTTGGACGAAAAGAGTCGTACAGAGCAGCGAAATTCCGCAAGGAACTGCTATTGTCGGTGCTTTCAGACAAGGTGGCACAGTTTACACTAAAGGCGGAATGAGAATTGCTGCCACCAACACGAACGAGGACGACTTTATAAAGAATATGGTCACGGTCCGCGGGGAGGAAAGAATCGCCCTCGCTGTAAGATTACCCGAAGCGTTCGTAAAGGTAACACTAATCCCCTAAACCGAGCCATTTTGCGAGACGGAAACGGCTCAGTTATTCGAGATGGAAACGGAAATGTGATACGAGTTTCGACTATATGATTTATGTATTCTCGTCGCATCCGTTTTCGTTGAGGATATGTAAGTCTCAAAAGAAGATGACTAATCATCTTCTTATGTGCTCATAAAACCGAATAAACGGTTTAACGAGTGATAATTAAAAAGGAGCGAGAATGGCTGACATTATTGACTTTCCAATTCCGGTAACAGATATAACGCCGACAGGAGCACAGGTCGAGCAAGTTGTAAACAGTGTTTTAAATCTTGTTACTCTTATATCCACAAATCCAGGCAACGGCTTAACAATTGGTTCAGATGGTAAACTGTTTGCTAATACTGGAATACCTCCAGCAACTTTTCAAATCGCTTCATTCGCGAACGATAAGGGAACAAACGAAAAGGGAGCGACAGTTTCAAGTATAACGTTTAACTGGGCTTATGCAAACGGAACGCCAGTATCACAAGCAATAGCACCTATTGTTGGAACTATTGCAAACAACGCATTGAGAACAACATCGCTAACAGGGCAGAATATCACGGCTGATACTACATTTACTTTATCCGCAACAGACGGAGTAAATCCAAGAACAGCACAAACTAATGTTAGGTTTTTCGCCCCGATATTTTATGGTACAGTCCCTGCAAATCCACCAACGCCAACACAAGTATCTGCTATGACGAAACGAATTGCAGCAGCAGGAAACTTTACGGCAGGATTTGATATTTCAAGTGCATACAGTTGTGTTGCAAGTCCTATGGCTACACCGATTACAGACATACTCGACGATATATTTGGACTTTCAGTATTAAGCAATTATGATATCATAAATAACGTCAACATAACTCTTGCAGGAGGCTCTACAATGCTTTATAGAGTGCTTGTAAGCAAAGGTATACAAGATACAGCAGGTGCTGATATGAACTTGCGTATAGTGTTTTAACCAATAGGAGTATAATTGAGTATGGAAAAGGAAGAAGATATTAGACGATTTAGCGGAAGAAAAGCAAATTCGGGATAGATGAATAGTCCTAATGCAACTGTTTTTATGAAAAAAGTTTGTTAAAACGCTTGACTTATGTATCACTGTATGTTATTCTTTTGTATGCTTTGGAGGGAGTGGAAATAAGTTACGGAATAAATAAAAACGGTTGCTTTATCTGTTCAAGGTATTTTGAGATTGGAAATATTACAACTGGAATTGAACGAGTTGTAGACGATAAAAGCGTATTAGATAATTACCCAGAGTTTCAATATAGCGAATATAAGTGTGGGAAACCAATCACTATGCGCTATAAGTTTTGCCCAAACTGTGGTATTAAGTTGGCGGTGCAAAATGAAAACAGGTAGACCAACAATCGACCCAAAGATAAACAGCAAACGAGTTCGTCTATCACTTAAAGACCAAGAGAAACTAACATATTGCGTAGAGGTTACGAATAGAAGTGAGGCAGATATTATTCGTGAAGGGATAGATATTGTTTACAAGAAGATTAAGAGAGGTGCGAATAAGAATATGTGCAAATGTACCTAGTGAAAAAGCAAATGAAATTACAGGGTATAAAATAGAAATAAGATTTGAATAATCACACCTCACCCAACCAAAATCAAGGCGGTAAACAATCCGTCTTTTTTAATGTAAAAGGAGTATAAAATGGCAATCCCATTTCCATCAAGTTTAATGAACGTAAACGGAGAACCCCTTGATAGCAAGACTGTAGTTGCTAACATAACAGAAAGAAACGCGATACCAGTACCCCAACGCTATCGTGGTATGCAAGTAACGGTGAAAAATAGCGGTGCTACTAAACCACAAGTATATTGGTTGCCTACTGATGATTTGACCAATACAGGCTGGCAACCACTAGAATTAGGTGGGGGAGATACAACCGTATCAACTTGGGCGTCAGGAGCAGCATATATACAGTATCAACTTGCCGTAAATGATAGTATTCTATATCGGTGTTTGATTGCTCATACTAGTACAACATTTGCTGCTGATGCGACTAAATGGGAGCAATTAAGTAAAGATGATTCTAATTTTGGTGTACCCGGTTGGTATGAACAAGTAAGCGGAACACCTGCGAATGAGTTTGAATTTAACGATATACAAACGTTCCTTAACGAAAAGATTAACGGAAAGACATTTTTAGCCCCAGTTGGTATTAACATAAACTTTGACGTAATGACATCTCCGACCTTTTTAAGGAATGTAATAGGTCGTGTCGAGATATGGGCAGACGCAAAATTCGGCGGATATTTATATATCGAAAACGTGACTAGTTTGCTATTCGGTGGGAATATGATAGAACCGCCATCATCAGCAGATATAACCGAGATTAAGAACTGTGGTAGTGTAGAGTTAGTTTGGGGTTTTGTGGCAGGGCATAGTTTAACTTTTAAAAACTGCCCAAATGTAATGGTCGAAAGCAATGTATTGATTCCTGAATTTACCATTGATAATTCTACCGTTCATATTCTCGACAACGCAAGAATAACAAATTTATATACGAACAACAGTTTTATGTTCATAAAAGATACTGTTGTTTTTACTCCTGTACCTGCTTTAACTAATAATAATTCAGTCATAATAGACGATAGACCAGGCAGACCGATTGAAACGTATATCCGTAAAGTAGCATCGGAATACGCACAAGACACCGAATATAAAAAAGATTTATTCGTCTATCTTGGCGATAGACTATACCGAGTAAAAGATGATTACAAATCTGGTAACACTGCATCAGACGCGGCGGCAGAGTTATTGGTTGACATAGCCGCAGGAAGATTGTCGCCAGTAAGCGTAGACGCAAACGCGGAGAGACTGTTTATTAAAGGCAAAGGCGGCACCTTTACGCAAGGAACTAATTTTACAGACTTGATAGCATTTTTGAAATCGCTTGAGAACAAGTGGTTTAATGAGAGTGTGTATATTAACATAAACAGCGCGCCGATAGGGAACATATTTATACAGAATATGATGTTTGTCGCGGGTGGAAGATTCACGCTGAATTTTATCAATATTAACGGCTCATTTGATATCACATTAAGTAATGTTAAAGGCAACGTTGAGATATCGGGCGACTATATAAACGCGTTTGGTGGAAGATGGTTTCACATTTTCGACTGTGACTACATTGATATAATCGGACGGCTCGAAGTAAGAAACTTGAATATAAGCAACTGCCATAACGCAAGATTTATGTCATTCAGTGCATCGCCGAGTTATATAGCAAACTTGTCAATCAAGAGAACACTATTCCATGCAGAGTATGGCAAGATTAACATTGAGCAACTGAACAATGACGGACTAGTAATGATAGTGACAAACGACTTTGCAGTTTCGGGCGCGATAACAGGCTCCGGGCAAATCATAGACACAAGAGCAGGAAGACCGCTTGAGACCTTTATTCGCAAACAGCAAGACCCAGCGGACGAGGGCAAGATTTTAACAGTGCAGGCAGACGGCAAGGTAATTCCACAAGAGCCAGCAAGCGTACCACTTTTACCCGAAATTGCCACAGCAAAGTTTGGAGCACGGCCGTCAAGTTCGCCAATTGACACAAGAAGATATGGTCTAATACCGCTTGGTGATGAAGTAGGCATTCGTGATATAGTCATAGACCTTGATAAGCCAGCAACAGCAGACTGCTACCTTGTGCCAAACCACTATAACTACACACGAGCCAAGCAGGCAGAGACCACAAGCATTGTAGGAATTAACCAAGCAATGTTTAGAACAACAAGAATACGCTGGAAAGCGAAAGGTTGGGCGGAACGGAATATTGCAAAGAGCATACAAAAAGCCGACATAAGCAACGCGGGAATGATTGTTCCACAAACACCGCTGTTCACGGACGCGGACGGCAACGAGTTTTTCAAAGATGGTGTTGTAAGACTTGCGGTCGGGGTAAAGCGTATAACACTGCCGTCAGAGTATCTTTGCAAGCATCTCATATCACACACAAAACGCAACAGTGGCAGACACCCATCAGGGAGAACACTCGAAGTTGACTGGTCTACTCGCCGAACAGTAAACAACGTTGGGGCAGTAGGGGCATCGTATCAATGGACGGCAGACAGGACAGGGTATGTCTTCGCGGTTTTTACATCGTCAACAAGTGCTAGTTTTTCTGTCAGCATAGGCGGTTGGGTAGTGTATACAAGTTCTACTAACGCTACGGTAGGTCAAAACGGCTCGCCGCCTTTCCGTATAAAGAAAGGGCAGACGATAGTTGTATCGTCAACTAACATAACAGGCGGACAAATATACCATTGCGATGAAAGGATAGTGAACAATGTAGACATACCGACCCACTTTCGCAGTAATCGTGATTTGGAAAACTTCCGACTTGGCAGCAAGTTCTTTGTTCACAAGCAAGAAATCAAGTTCACAGTATCAAGATACAAGCCACCGCAAGGCACAGTAGGTCAGCCGGGTTATGTGTACGGCAAGTTTGAAAGGGGCAGATTAAGTCCGTTCACACTATTATCTCACGCATATGCAACACCGGGCAAAGGAGAAAAGATATGGACGTTCGACCTAACTAACCGATAGTAATCGCTGAAAAGCGTTTCTATACCAAGAGAAGTCGCCCAAACAGGTGTGTCTCTTTTTAGAGGCATACCATAAACAGTTGTTGCTCTTTTTAGAGTAGCGACATGAACCGCTACTTCTCTTTTACTAAAACAACAGGGCTGGGAAACTCGCCCTTTAAGATATTTATAAAAGGAGGAATTTTTAATGGCTAAATGTACACCAAAAAAGAAAAAGAAAGGTGGTTGTTAAATGAACATATTAACACTTCAAGAAGCATTAAGAACAATCAAGACTGATAATGATTATGACGGAGAGATTGAGGAAACACTACCGGAAATTGACCAGCAGATTTTTTTAGCAACTGGGATATGGTGGAACAAAAGACCGATAATAGAACCGTTAGCGAAGACTCTCGCAAAGATTAAACTAAGAC